TTCTGTTTGTAATCAACTTTCCCCCTCACACGGGAATTTCAAAAAACTATTGAGGATCCATATGTAAGACAAATCCGCTTACAAAAAATATGCAAAGGAGAGCAAAATAATGAAAGAGTGGAGTGTAGTATTATTTGGACATGAGTATTTAATGGCAGCAAGATCTTACGCGGAAGCTGTGAGACAGGTGTGGGAGCTTTTTGACGAGTGTGGAATTGATCCGGAGAAAGATTGCCTGGCAGGAGCAGATGCGGGACCGATTTACGACGCACCTGATCCGGACGATGATGATTGTTTGCCGCCATTCGATACCAGTAATCCGGATTTTCACTGGTTTTAGTAGTACTCTATATACTACGGTATTTCTGGGAGTGTCGTACATATCTGTGCGGCATTCCCGGAATCCATCAGGATAACGAAAGGAGTGATAGAAAAAGGAAAAATGTTAAAAGTGTAATAAGTATCATAATACACAATTTGAAATTCCAGCTGCAGAAGGACTGCAATCGTTACATAAAAACAGCGGTAGATCCATCCGACCAAAGATATCATCTACCGCTCAACTGCTTACCAGTATCATACCATATGATCCACTGGACGGCAATACGAAAGAGGTGCGCGTATGACCAAAAATGACCTGATCAATGATGTTGCCTATGAATTACGAGATACCATGACACGAGAGCAGATCGACCGCATGAAGATCACCATGTACGTCAAATTGCAGGACTTTGAACTGGTGGAAAGCAAACAATTGCCGGTTGTCGTAGACCACGATAACGAATGGCTGATGCAGAGATACTGCGTCGATGGAGTAGCGGCAGGACTACATAAAGGCACAATTCGCAGCTATATCGGTATCATCAGTAAGTTTTTTGACCATGTTGGCAAAAATTACAAAGCAATTACTGCACAGGATATCACAGATTACCTTGCTATCAGGAGTTACCGGGATCATATCAGCCAAAATTATAAGTCCACCATATACCGGTATCTCTGCACGTTCTTCGGCTGGGCATTCCGTAAACAGCACATCCAGAATAATATCATTGACGGTGTGGATCGTGTTAAGCAGGTAAAAAAGAAAAAGGTTCGCCTGACGGATGAAGAGGTTGAAACTATCCGTTATGCATTGCAGACACCCAAGGAAAAGGCACTCTTTGAACTGATGATCTGCACTGGTATGCGTGTGGGCGAAATCTCTGCTCTGAATGTGTCAGATATTGATTTAGTGCACAGGCAGGTATCAATCTATGCCGAAAAGACGGATACCTACCGTACCGGAATGCTCACTCCGGTAGCGGTGATGGCTCTACGAAATTACATCGGAGACAGACCTGGAACAGATCCGTTATTTTTGGCTGATCGGGCACCGTATAACCGGATGCGTGAGTATGGCATAGAAAAGCTCGCTAAGGAAATAGCGGTCCGGGGAGGAGTAACCAGGATCACAGCAACCGTGCATGTGTACCGCAAGACATTTGCAAGCGTATTATACCGCAAAACGGGTGATGTATTGCTAGTGAGTAAATTGCTGGGTCATGCAAAGCCTGACATGACGGTCCAGTACTATCTTGTGGATGATATAGAGGAGATGCAGCACAAATATAACAGAGTAGCATAGGAGGATTGATGGAACCTAAAAAAGAGATCTACAATGATGCATGGTTTTTATATAAAAAATATTTGAATGGTGACGGATCGGATGAATACTGGGAATGCCTCAACAACGATGCAAACCGCATCATAGAAAAGCATAATAAAGATCCGTTTGCCCGCAGCCTTGTAATTGCTGTAATAGATGAGATTGAGAGGAGCAGAAAACAATAATGGACATCAAACAGAAAAGAGCATATTTGAAAAGTTATCAGAATATCCAAAATCGAATAGTTGGTCTGACCCATGAGCTGGAGAAATGGAAGACTCTGGGGGAAAAGGTGAATAATGCAATGGGAACCGGCGGAGGATCCGGAAAGCCATCAAATAGCAAGGTGGAAAAATCTGCAGTAAATACCACGGATATTTTGAAAAAGATTCAGTTTGAGATAAACGCGGCAGAAAATGAGCGACAGAATGTGCTTGATGCTATCAACAAAGGCAAAAAATTGCGGCAACGTGAGATACTGCGGATGCATTTTGTAAACGGCATGAGTGTTGCAAAAATAGCGCGGAGATTGGGGAAAGAAGAAAAGACGGTCAGCAATGCCATTACAAATGCTCTCCGGGATCTGGACATATAGCAAAAAGGCAGCCTGTAAAGACTGCCTAGTGTTCCCATTTGGGTTTTTCTATGTTCATTTCTGCAGTGATACCGGGGTGGTTTTTTATGTATGCCTTATAGTCTGTTATGGCTTTGTGCCGTTCCTGCCCGGCGTACTTTGTCGAGGATGTTTGAACTTCTGTACCGTCCAGCATATTCCGGGAGTAGGTAACCAGAAAATAATATACCTTGTTCTCATAATACCGCCGTTCCCGTTTCAGCCTGACGATTGGTTGAGTGGGAGCGGTTGCAATGTAGTTGTAACGCTCTGCAAGGGCGATCCTGTACGCTTTCAGTTGCTCTATTTTGCGTTCAAATTCCTTTATTGCATCAACTGCCTTGCTGTCATAATAAAGCACCTTGTCGAGCTCATTAAGGGCATCCGGGTGGGTCATATAGATTGACATTCTCACATCACTTTCGGTTGATGGATTGCCGTATTTCATAAACAGATCCTGGAGATCCTTTTCCTGCGTGGGGGTCATTGTTTTTCTCACTTTCTGCCGGGAATCCTCCCGGCTCGGTATAATCAATAATTTAAGCTGTCATAATATCCCGTAGCGGCAAGAGAATCATGTATTTCATTGCAGGCAGATCTGAAGTTGAAACAATCTTTTTTCCCGTGCTTATTGCAATTTCTTTCATCTGCCTGTGACAATGCGATAGCTAAATCATTTAAAACGTTCTTGCTTGCTGTTATAGTTCCGATACTTGTTTTTACTGTCATACATTACACCTTTCTGCCGGTTTAATGGGTTGCCGGCTCCCAGTAGAATGTTATTGTGCAATGGGTAGAATGTAATCAGGCTCAGAGAGAAAACCGCCTGCATTCAAGATGCTTTGCAAGGCTTTCTTTCCGCCTGCCGGGGAATAAGGAGTTTTGCCATCCAAGGAAATAAATCCTTTTCCATCCTCATAGAGTGCGAATCCGGTAGTTGAATAGATACCGATTTCGTCTCTGAATTTGTAATTTCTAAGATTTTTAATAACCATCATGTTGATTACCTCACTTTCTTTTTGTGGTGGGGCGGTGGTGTTCCGCCCCTTATGTATTTATGCTGTGATCTGCTCCGGTTCAGATGTTCGGGTTGCGTATCTCTCGGATCCGTACATGCTGCGGATGTCCTGCATTGACTTTGATTTCTTGCTGTGCTTGTGATATTCGCCCTCGTGATAATACCAGGCCTGCTTGTTAGAGGAGTACTTAAAGCCGAGGCTCTTAAGTGTATCCTTATGCTCTTTGGTGTTGCCGGTGATCCATAGCCAGGACCCGCAAAGCTCAATCATAAGTCCGGAGAGGTGCAGCAGCTGGTTAATCAGGTCGGCGTACTCGGTGGCGGTCTGCTGAGATTCTTTCTCGTAGGTTTCGCCGTTTGCGTTCTGGTGGATGTTCTTCAGGCGGTTATATGCTTCCTCGTACTGTCGGGACATCTCCTGGAACTCTGCGGTTGTATCTCTTCCAGGGTTGCAGTCCGGATGAAGGTCTCTTGCGTATTTCTTATAAAGCTGCTTTACATCTTCACAGGTTTTGCAATTTTCAAAATATCTCATTGTTGTATCCTCACTTTCGTTTTATGCTTGTACTGTTCTATAACCTACTAAAAAGATTTCGTTGCCGTTCCAGTTCTGTATCTTTGCTTTTTTCTCTTCACTGCGCTTTTCATTAAAGCGTCCGGCGTGTTGTACTTCTACATACTTGACAACCTTTTCGGTTCTTCCGGTAATTAGAAAAGTTAAACCGCTTTCGTAATATGATGAATTAACTTCAAATCTTTTCATGTTGTGTACCTCGCTTTCATGTGCTCCACTTCTGTGCGGTTCGTTTGTTGTTGAGCTAATTGTATTGCATGACGCCATGCAAAGTCAACAGGCAAATTTCACAAAGACGTCATGCAAATATTGTGCACTTTGTACATGGCACCATGCAAAAATAACGGGTATAATACAATAAAAGGAGGTATATTATGGCTTACGTAGGATATAACGAGAGTAAAAAGAAATGTAATGAAAAGTACTTAGCAAAATTCGCAAGACCAACGATCAGGATGACAGAGGAAGAGAAAAAAATAATAGAAAAGGCTGCTATCAGTGCAGGAAAGTCATTTAATCGTTATATGATCGACTGCGCACTGGAAAAAGCAAAGTAGAAAGGAAAAATATGGTAGAAAATGTATCGTACAAAAGATGTACATGTGACATGTGCAGAAAAGAGCAGAATATACCTACAACGTCAAATCTGCCAGAAGGATGGCAACATATTAAAATTTACGAAGAGTGTGATATATGCGAAGAATGCTATAGCAAGATGATACGCTTGATCCCGAGATAGCATATTTTTATAAAAAATACCCAAAAGTGTGACAAATGTCACAAAAACGGGGTTGAATCGGGAAAACAACCTGTTGTATAGTATATAATATAAATACGTGTCAAGAAGCCGATATCAGTAATTCACTGGTACCGGCTTTTATAATACCAGGAAGGAGGTAAATATCAATGGGTAGACCTAGAAAAATTAGCAGTCCTGAACAAATGGAGCAGTTATGGGAAGAGTATAAATCTTACTGTGACAATGTAGAGGTTAACCAAACATCATTCTCCGGTAAAGAGAGCAAGTTTGTCACTGAAAAGGTTAAAAAGTCTATCACTTACACCTTAGAAGGCTTTTGTGTATATATTGGCATGGCAAGATGTAGATTCTATGATACTTATGACAGTGATGAGAATTATAGAGACATAGTAATGCGCATACGCGAAGAATCCGAGAATGATGTCCGTAGAAAGTTTGAAACCGGCTGTATACCTTCTCAGTTATCCGGGTTATGGATGTCCAGGTATGACGGTTATAACCCTAAGCAGCAGATAGATGTTAATGCTACGATCTCCGAAGGGGATAAAAAGCTACTGGATCAGGTATCTAAGAGACTTGGAGAGAGCAAGTAAATTGTACCGGATCATAACACAATTAGCTGGTAAATGAGCATAAAAGAGGATCCCGGAATTGTGTGTAAATGGCAACAATTCAAGAATCCAGTATTTATGCGGTTTATCAGCTTTTTGATATCGTTCAACTATGCGCAAAATTAATCATTCACGCATAGTTGCTGGTAATTGTCTTATTGTCCCAGTAAATAGCAACAATAGCAGATACAGCTGTTACCTGATCCGGATCGCCCAGACTGTTCTGTTCTGTGCTGTGTATGATCCTGCTGATCTATATATTTCCTCTGCCAGGGATCAGCCCTCCGGGCTGCCACCGTACATCCTAGGGCGGATAGGTCCCCCGGTACCCCGCGATACCCGGGCCCTGTGATCTAGGTACCATATGTCCAACAGAAAATTATATTATATTTTCAGATTTTGAGTGTCAATGACTTTACAGGAAATACGACAAAATCAAATTGAATATTGCAGAGAGCATATCGAGTATTTCATCGACACATATGGTCATATCGAGGATAAAGATGCCGAGGAGATCATACAGCCGTTTCATATGTGGGATGCGCAGAGAGAGGCGTTAAGGAGCATTGCAACACATAAGCTGAATGTTATCCTAAAGGCACGACAGCTGGGTTTCTCATGGCTTGTACTGCATTACGCGGCACATCTGCTTGTTACGATGGAAGGCCGTACATGTATCGCACTGTCTCAGAAAGAGGATGATGCGAAGGAACTTGTGCGAAGATTCGGCGTTATTTTGAAGAATATGCCGGAACTCATTGCAGAGGATAGCGATAAGCCAACCGGATGGAGCGGTGCCACATATACACAGACTGCATTAAGAATTGAGATCACTTTTCCAAGTGGTCTCGTTTCAGTTTTCAATGGAATGCCGAGTGCGCCTGGTGCGGGTCGTTCATTTACCGCCAACCTTATCATTTTGGATGAATGGGCGTTCCAGCAATATGCAGAGCAGATATGGACCGCTGGATATCCTACCATTAACCGTCCTACTGGTGGACAGGTTATCGGATTATCTACTATTGACAGAGGATCCTTTTTCGAGGAAGTATTTACGAATCCGGATAATGGGTTCAATAAGATATTCATTCCGTGGTACGCAGACCCCCGCCGTGATGACAACTGGTATTCAGAAACCAAAAAGGCAATGGGTGAGCTTATGACACAGGAGTATCCTGCTACTGTTGAGGAAGCACTTACTGTTCCTGGTGGTTCATACTTTCCCGAGGTGAATGAGCGTAATACTGTTTCCTATGAGGAACTGAAAGGGAATACCTTGAAGTATGTTGCTATTGACTATGGCCTTGATATGTTTGCTGCACATTGGGTGAGAGTTGATTCTTTCGGAAATGCACAGGTGTATCGGGAATATGATAAATCCGGTCTGACTATTTCAGAAGCTGCAGGAACTCTTCTCAGTATGTGTGAGGAAGAGACCATAGAAGCATTCCTGGCACCGCCAGATTTGTGGAATCGATCACAGGAGACTGGTAAGAGCCGTGCACAGATCTGGTCTGAATGTGGTGTTGACCTCACCAAAACATCGAATGACTTTGCTGCCGGATGCTCCGGTATGAAAGAGTGGTTGAAACCTCAGGGAGAGGATAAGAAATCGAAGCTTACTATCCTTGATGGATGTGCACCGAATCTGTACCGGTGCTTAAAAAAGATACAGAAGGACAAAAAAAGACCGAATGTGTATGCCAAAGATCCGCATGACTTGACCCATGATCCTGATAGTCTGCGGTATTTTTGTGTCTGGTGGACAATCCCGGCGGACAGTCCGGAGGAAATCGACCGAAGACGTAATAACTGGCGGCCTGATCTGTTGGAGGACTATGAGACTGCCGACGATGAGATCAGGGCAATGATGGTTAAAAAGTATGGAGAGCCATATTATGAGGATGTTTAGGAAGATGAAAAACATGATTATGAATCCGAAACAGGCAAAAAAACTGAGTGAGTGGAAGAAAAAGTACACCGAAGCAAAGGATAAATACAGTGATGAACTGAATAATATCCGTGAATATCAGGCATTGTACGACGGTGACAGAAGAGTAAACGTAAATCCAAACAAGGGTAACGGAAAATCAAGTAAGCAGTCAATCAATGTACGTAATATTGTTTATGAATTGATTGAAACGCAGGTTGATTCTTCAATTCCCATGCCGAAAGTCACTCCTATCCATGAAGAGGACGAAGAACTTGCCAAGATTATTGAACTTGCTCTTCAGAATGAAATTCAGCTGATGAATTTTAGCCTCATTAACGATGAGGAAGAGCGTACCGTCCCCATACAGGGCGGTGATTTCATGCACGTTGAATGGGATAACGCAAAAGGCTTTCATTGCACTGTCGGCGGTGTGAGCGTGTCAGAACGGCATCCAAGAAACGTGATCCCTCAGCCTGGTATAACAAGCATTGAGGAAATGGATTACATCTTTGTACTGGTGCCGCAGACCAAAGAATTTGTAAAGAAAAAATATAATGTGGATGTTTCCGCGGCATCTGATACAGAAATCGATCTGAAGCAGGATACGAAGCGTGATGATAACAGCGATATCGTTACTGTTATTAAATGCTACTACCGTAATAAAAACGGATGTATCGGACTGTTTACGTGGTGTGAAGAGTATGTTTTGGAGGACTACGAGGATTATCAGGCAAGACGGTTGGAGAGATGCACTAAATGCGGCAGGGTAAAGACCGGAGACGTATGCGAATGTGGATCCAAGAGCTTTGAGGAACGAACGGAAGAGTACGAGGAATTGTTAGAAGACATTACCACGAAGAATGGCACAATCATTCCCGCAATATCAGGATATGAGGATGTGGACATGCGGGATGAAGACGGAAATCCGGTATATGACGAGTTCGGACAGCTGATGCAGGAGAGAAGGGAAGTCAGAACCAAGATTCCGTATTATAAGCCGGATCAGATCCCTATTGTGCTCAGGAAAAATGTTTCCCGCGCAGGAAAGCTTCTCGGATTTTCGGATGCGGCAGTTATCTCTGATCAACAGGATGCTATAAAAAAATTGGGATCAAAATTGCAGGAGAAAATCCTTAAAGGTGGTTCTATTGTAATTCTTCCCAAAAACTCCAAAATTCAGACTACTGATGAGGAACTTAAGGTTGTACGCGTGAACAATGCGCAGGAAGCATCCCTTATCAGTGTGAAGAATATGCAGGCAGATATTTCCCTTGACAGAATCATGATTGCAGAAAATTATGACTGGGCTAAGTCCACGCTGGGAATCACGGATTCTTATCAGGGCAAATATGATGCATCTGCTGACAGTGGTACCGCAAAGCAATATGCAATCAATCAGGCAGCCGGTAGACTGGAATCTAAGCGTGTTATGAAGAAAACAGCGTATGCCAAGGTATATGAGCTTATGTTCAAACACATGCTTGCTTATGCGGATCAGCCGATTCCACTGAATAAGAAAAACAGCGATGGGACATATTCTTATGCCCATTTCAACCGGTATGATTTTTTAAAGCAGGATGCTGCCGGGGAATACTACTGGGATGATGAATTTATCATTACCACAGATCCTACATCAACGATTATGATGAATCGTGAAGCAATGTGGCAGCAGATTGACATGAAATTGCAATCCGGAGCATTTGGTCCCCTGGGAGAGGATAAAACTCTACTGGCATATTGGACGTTCATGGCAGAGAATGATTATCCGAATGCTTCCAAAATGAAAGAGATCATGGCACAGCGTGTACAGGAAGAAAATGCACAGATGGAAGCACAGAATGCAGCGTTAAGTGAACAGTCAGGAGGTGCTGGAAATGCAATGCCCATATTGTAAGATAGAAGCGGCAATAGCCTCATCAAAATATGTTTTGTCAACTGATTCTCCAAAATTATTTAATGAGCAGAAACTCTTTATTGAGCATGAGATGAAGTGTCGCAATCCGCAATGCAGTTATTACAATAAAATATTTGCAACCGTTAGGAATGAACTACCGGTATCCAAGGATTCTAAGGAAACTTAGGGTCCTTTTTTGATACAAAAATTTCGCATGTGAAAAGCGCAAAAATCACGGGAGGTAATCATGGATGAAATTTTAGAAGGCGCAAACGTACAGGAACTCGCCGACCCTGTTGTAACTGATAACCAGGTTGAGGAACCTGTTGTACCTGATGGAGATGCCGGAACTGCAGAACCGGAAACTACAGAACAAGTGCAGTCAGATGAAATCAACTCACAATTTGCTGCCGCCAGAAGAAAGGCAGAGGAAGCCTATAACCGTAAGATGTCCGGAATCAACAGTGAAGTAAAACGCTTATTCGGAAGCGTTGTGAACCCTGTTACCGGGAAAAACATCGAGACGATGGAAGACTACCTTCAGGCATGCGAACACCAGCAGAGAGAGACACTGAACCAGCAGCTCACAGAAAAAGGTATTGATCCTAATCTGATTGAGCAGATGGTAAACAATTCTCCTGCAATCAGACAGGCGCAGCAGATTCTCGAGAACAATCAGAGAGCAGAAGTGCAGAAACAGCTTGATGAAGACATTAAGGCGGTAACTGCTATGGCTCCTGAGATTAAGTCTCTGGAAGACTTGGAAAAGCATGCATCCTACGCTTCCGTACTGGAATATGTGAACAAAGGATTGAGACTGCCGGATGCTTTTAAACTGGCAAATTTTGACAGTATTTCTACTCGGCAGACAGCAGCTGCAAAGCAAGCAGCAATTAACCAGGCAAGGTCTAAAGGCCATCTGGAAACAACCACAAGTGTTTCTGATGGTTCCAACCTCGCTGATATTCCGGATAAAGAAATCTCCACATGGAGAGAGTATTTTCCCGGCTTAAGTGATGAAGAACTTAAGAAAAAATACAACCAAACTTTATAAGGAGGAATCAAAAATGTTTAGTTTTGTAAAAAGCGCAACAAACCCTAATTTCCCTATCATCAAACAGCTTCCAACTACCGCATCCACTACCTACAAGATCGGTGATGCACTGGTGCTGACTGATGGTGGATTGACACAGGCAACCGGAACCACCAAGCCTCAGTTTATCTGTGCTGAGAATTACGTAGCCCCCGCAAGCGGAATGAAAGATATTTCCGTGTACGAGATCGTAGACGGTCAGGAGTGGGAGACCACCTGTGCCGCAGATGCTTCTGATGTTAAGGCAGGCTCTAAAGTAACTATTCACACGGATGCTGCTCAGGTAACAGCAACTACCACCGGCGGCGTATTCATGCTGCTTTCTGCAGGCGGTGCCGTTGGAGCAAAGGTAGTAGGAAAATTCTAAGGAGGATAAAAAAATATGGCAATTGTATTTAGTAAAAATAGTGGGCTTAATGATGATCTGTGGAAAGTAACAGCGCAGGTATTACAGGCGGTTATGCAGGATACTGATAGTGAAAAGAGTGACTTTGATGCGTTTGTCACATCTGTATTCAATGAGAAAGATTCCAAGAAGTATGCGGAAAAGTTAGGATCTATCACTTCTCTTGGAAATTTTGACATCGTAGACGAAGGTGATAAAGCACCTCTGGATGATATTCAGGCTGGACAGTCCAAGCTGATCGTACATAAAACATTCTCTAAGTCCTTCGTATGTACCAGAGAATCGAAGGATGATGACGACATTGATATTATGAAAACTATGGCTGCTAACCTGGTAAGATCCTATAAGCGTACTCGCGCACAGTTTGCATCCGATGCGTTGACGACCGAATCTGCAAGTTTCACTTTCGGAACAAAGAAAATTGATAAGACCACTGGTGATGGCAAAGCGTTGTTTGCAACAGATCATGCAGGAGTTAAAGCTGGTGTGGCTGCGCAGAGTAACGTATTTACTAATGCGTTTGGAACTGACACTAAGGTTCTGAACAAGTTAGCCAATATCGGTAGAAACTTCCGCAATCAGAGCGGACACATCCAGGGGTATACATTTGATACCATTATCATCCCTTCTAATGTTCCCGAACTGGAGGATTTGATCAAGCGCATCATCCGTTCCGAACTGATTGTTGGATCTTCCAACAATGATATCAACACCCAGAAGGGATTATGGAATCTGGTAGTAGACCCCATGTGGCAGGTAACCTCCGGTGCACCTTATATCCTGATGTCCTCTCAGGCAAACAAGGAACTTAGAGGATCTATGTTCTACGATCGTGTTCCTCTTGATGTTAAGAATCAGGTGGAGTTGCATACTCGTAACCTCGAGTGGAACGGATACTCTCGTATGTCTGCCGGTTTCAATGATTGGAGACATGTGATCCTTGGCGGTGCATCCGCAGGTACCACCTTAAGTTTTAGCTAATGGAGGTAGAATATGGTAAAGCCTAATTTTACAATAGGCACCGTGTTTGAGGATGGCGGTCTGTACTATGAGGTGCAGGCCGTACTTCCTTCCGGTGACTATATTTCAAAGAGAGTTGATAAGGTTCCAGAACCTGAAAAAGAGATCACCATTCCTATTCCAGAACCTGAAAAAGAGATCACCATTCCTATTTCGGAAAACACAGAAGACAAGCCTGTGAAGAAAACAAGAACGACCACACGTACAAGAAATACTGGAGGTAGAAAGAAACAATGAGTATGACCTGGAAAGATGTCAAATTAGCCACATTACAGAAAATGTTTGCTGCGGATGGTAGCAACATACCAACAGATGAATCCACAACGGATTACCTTGCCGGAATGCCGATGGTGGCTAATGAGGCACTGGAAAGGTTATCTACTGCCGGTAAATCTATTGTAAAGAGTGTTGTTATTGCACATAATCCTTTGAAAAATCTGATTTCTGACGAGACGGCAAGTAAGATTCATAGCCTTGGCACATATGAATTTTCGGGGGAGGGAGCACATGCATATTTCTTTGAATTTACCGGAAAAGGAACTTTAATGGTAACGGTTGGAGGAACAGAATGTGATACCATCCAACTTGAAAGTAAGAACACATATACTGAATATAGAGGGCTTCTCGAGAATCCTTTGGATGGAGATGTGGCTCTTATTTTTATCAGCAAATATCCTAGTGCGGTAAAGAATGTTGCATTGTATTATGAGGAATTTGATAAAGAATCAGAAGTACCTGAATACGCTGAGATGGTGAGATATAATCTCAAAGAGATATGTCCTGACTTCTATCAGCTCGGAGACAATCAGATCTATTACGAGGGAAGCTTAGGTTGCGGGTATATTCAGACCAGTAAGTATTACCGGGAGAGCGATAACATACTTGTTCTCGGCAAGGATGATCCTGGGAGCTATACGGTATATTATCGTGCATATCCCCCTACTATCACAGCAGAGACAGCAGATGATTATGTTCTCCCGGTAGATGATGAAGTAGTGGTACTTCTGCCTCTTTATATGGCCAGTCAGCTGTATAAAGATGATGATAACGGTATTGCTACAACATATCGTAATGAGTTTGAAGTAGCACTTGAAAGCCTTATTGACAGCAGTATGCAACAAGGCTATGAAGAATTTACAAGTGAAAGCGGGTGGATTTAATGGCTACAAAATTTTCCATTCCATCAAGCCCAAGCAGGAGTGTTCTTACGATCAGTACATTTTTAGGAGCAGATTTCACAAACAGCCCGGCTGCAGTGAGTGAGAATCAGAGCCCGAACTGTAAGAACATGATCCGGGATGTCCCCGGGAAAGTACGTAAATGCATGGGATATAAAAAAATAGCGGAATATGATGATCAAATCAATGGGTATCATTATATCCGCGGCGAACAATATGGATTGGTCCATGCAGGAACGAAAATGTATTATAACGGCGTTGTAAAGTATTCTGATGCAAATAATGCGCGGAGTAGAAGCTGGCAATTTGACAACAAACTTTATATCGTTGATGGGAAAAAGCTTCTCGTATGGGATGGGGCGGAAGTAAAACCGGCATCGGAATATGCAAAGATACCCACAGTTACGATTGCTAAGGCACCTAATGGCGGAGGTACAAGCTATGAAGATTTAAACCTTATACAGCCTGGTTTTACAGAATTATTTGCGGGGACAGAAAGTGATACTGCGTATCATATGACTTTTGGTGGACTTGATGATACCACAGTGAAAGCCTATATTCTGGACAGCTCCGGCTCTTGGGCTGAGAAAACAGAAAATACGGATTTTACGGTAGACAGAGAAAACGGCATTATCAATTTTACGGCTGCGCCTGGCAAAAGTCCTGTAACCGGTGAAGACAATGTGAAGATAACAGCATACCGAACTGTAAGCGGATATGCTGACAGAATAAATAAGTGCTGCATAGGAACACAGTATGGACTGAAAGGGGCAATGGACAGACTGTTCTTAAGCGGAAATCCTGATTATATCAATCAGGACTGGTTCAGCGATCAAAATGATCCTACGTATTTTGCGGATACGTATTATAGCAGTCTTGGGACAAGTAAGTCTGCCATTATGGGATACAGCGTAATCAATAATTACCTGGCAACTCATAAGGATGAAATGGAGACGGATCAGTTCATTGTCCTGAGAGAAGGCGTACTGGCAGATAATAAGCCGGTATTCCGTTCGGTAAACACTCTACAAGGCGCAGGAGCCATTGCAAAGGATACATTTGCATATTTATCCAGTGAACCTCTTTTTCTCACGAGATCAGGCGTATACGCTATTACAGCACAGGATATTACGGGAGAAAAATACGGTCAGAACAGAAGCTTTTATCTTAATGGGAAATTGTTGAAAGAATCTGATCTTGAAAAATCATTTGCTTTTGTCTACAAGGATATGTATTGGCTGTGTGTAAACGGGGTTGCCTACATTCTCGATGGACTGCAGCCTATGCAGACAGATAAGTCTATGCCTTATTCTACACGGCAATACGCAGGATTTTATAGAACCAATCTTCCGGCAAATTGTATGTGGGAAAAAGACGGAAACTTATATTTCGGATCAACTGATGGAAGGGTGTGTGAGTTTTATAGCGATTCCGATGCACTTGTATCATACAACGATGACGGGGAGAAGATAGAAGCAATCTGGGAAACACCGGATCTGGACGGAAAATTGTTTTATAAAAATAAGACATTCCGTTATTTGGCTGTGCGGTTGAAGTCTGCCGTAGCTACCACTTTGGAAATGTATGTGCAAAAAAGGGGATTGTGGTCGTTTATAAAAAAGGACAATTATACTGCAAGATATTTATCTTTTGGCAGTGTCGTGTTTTCAAAATTCACTTTCAGTTCTGATCAGACACAAAAAATTATTCCAACTAAACTTCGTGTGAAGAAGGTAGATAAGGCAAGATTCAGATTCGTAAATTCTGAATTGAATGAACCTTTTGGCCTTTTTGATATTGCGTTGGAGTACGTGGAAAACGGTAATCATAAGTAGGAGGTAAGCTATGGCTTTTGAAAAAATCACGGATACATCTTTGGCAAATAAAGGAGTGACTGGGCTTCCGGATGTCCCCGGTCTCTCGACTGCAGAAATGCAGGCAAAATTTGATGAGTTATCAAGGGATATCATTATACCTAAATTAAATGAGATCGTTGATGGACTTAACGGAGATGAGGTGGGATTATCCTCCAAAGTTGAGAATCCTGAAACGAAAGAAAAAGACGTAATACAGAATGTTGTGAATGCAATTTATCAGATTGTAAAAGAAAACAGTGATAAAAGGCATGGTCATGAAAACAAAGAGACGTTAGATAAAGTTACAGCTGAACTTTATGATTCCATAACTACATTAGTCAGCATGTTTAATGGAATATCATCTATTGATAAAACTGTGACTGCTGACGACACTAAAATACCAACATCAGGAGCAATAGTCAATTATGCAATAGAATTAGGCGCAGGCGACATGCAAAAGGCTGTTTACGACAAAAATAATACAGGCATAGTGGATAATGCGGAAAAATTAGGTGGTGTCGCTCCAGAGGAATATCTTCAGAAAGCATCTTTGCCAGACACTACAGTTGCGTTTGAGGTGGCAGAAACAAGATCAAATATTTCCACTGGTGAAAAAGTTTCTACTGTATTTGGAAAAATAAAGAAATTTTTTGCTGATCTCACTGCCCCGGCATTTGCACAGATGATCACCACAAAGGAGGATCTGCTGGCTACCAAGGTGACCGGCTACGTGCCGGATGCCAAGGCGGTAGCAGATGGATTTGCTGATGTAAATGGCAAGTTAAACCATGTATATGGAAAGGTTGTTTTAAGCAATCCATTTGTAGTATGGACAACAAATTCTTTAATAAAATTCAACGGTATTGTGATATGTTCGCTGTCTTTTACTTCTACTTCGGACTTAATAACTAATACAGAAATCAAAGTTGGTAATGTACCTGATTTATTTAAACCACTGAGTAGACAATCTGCATCCTCGTCTGATGGGTGTATTTTTGCAATTGACACCAATGGCAATATATCATACGTACCGAATACAGCAAAGCCATATAGTAGTATTGCAATTGTATATGTAACAGACTATCTGTAATAAATCGTCATATATGGAGTTACAGAATTACCATTCCTAAAATACGCAGGTGTAATTGCATTACCGCTTTTTACAATTTCAACAAATCCATAATTTGAAGGATTATGATAATAACCACTTCTTAATCTTTCGTTATATTTTTTTACAAAATACATTTCCATTTTTGGAGAACTTTCGCTGGTGCCACAACATACAAGTAGCTCATTATATGTTTGTGTAATAGTATATTGACTATTGGTATTTTCAACTAATAGTTTCCATTCTAACTTGCCATTTACAGAAGGAGTGATTGAATAATGGGTGGAGATTAGCAGTAGAAAATCAGAAGGCGGGCGCAGCCACAAGAGCGCCAGAAAGGAGCCCACATGGGTTACATAAAATTTAAAAATAAAAAGACCACACAACTGGTCGTTGTATCAGAAGAGAGTCCTCATGTGATCCGGATCACCGGAGACAACATCACAGTAAATACTGACGGCTTCCGCCTCTATCTGGACGCAGACTGCAAATATCCGCTGGATAATGGCGAGTATGAGGCATACACAACTTTGTTCCGCGAGGGTGACGGCTGGTATGAGTTATCCAATGACGGCTCTGTATATATTGAGCCAGTTGCACCGGTGCAACCGGAGCCCACAGAAGAGGAGCTTGCAGAGCAGGAACGGCAGCAGCAGATCAGTCAGTTGACAGCGCAGATTGATGACCTTAAGGCCCGGATCGCTGCCAGCGACTATAAAGTCATCAAAACATACGAGTATACTCTTCTAGGTGAGCAGACTGAGTATGACATGGAGACTGTCCATGCAGAGAGACAGGCTCTCCGGGATCAGATCAACACCCTGGAGACCCAGCTTGCAGATCTGACCGCAACTGCAGAGTAGGAGGCTGCCTATGAGAGTGAGAGACGGTCCTACCAACAACTACATAGTAACCAAGAGTCATGAGCCGATTACTTCCTTTGCGGGAGTGACCGGCTTTTATATTGAGAAAGTGAGGTAAATATTATGAATGTAAGTGTAACCAAAATGAAAATTTTGACCGTTTTCGGTGCTATCGGCAGTTTTATCGCCAACCTTTTTGGTGGATGGGGAGAAGATATTATCACGTTACTGATTTTTATGGGGACGGATTTCCTGTTAGGGGTATTGATTGCAGCCTTTTGGCAGAAGAGCAATAAATCCGAATCTGGCGCACTAAGTTCTTACAGTGCATGGAAAGGACTCGTTAAAAAGGGTGTAACACTACTGATTGTTCTGGTGGCACACAGACTGGATATATTGCTTGGAACAGACTACATCCGGACAGCAGTGATTATTGCTTTCTGCGCAAACGAACTGATTAGCATTGTAGAAAATTTGGGAATAATGGGCGTCCCTCTTCCGGTTGCTATCACAAAGGCAATCGAAATCTTACAGAACAAGTCTGATGTAAATAAGGAGGGGTAAAAATGTTGACAGGAAATGGATTGTCAGAATATGCAAGAGTGCACCTGGGAACCCCGTATTTTTATGGGGCCAAGATTCCCGAGGGTGCTCTGACCGAAAACAAAATGAGCACTATGCACAGAATGTATCCCAAGGTCGTGACCACCTTCTACATGGCAAAGGCACGGCGAAAGGGGCAGGTCGGCAAGGTTAATGTGGACTGCTCTGGACTGATTGCCGGTTACCGACAGCTTAACATCGGCTCCTACCAACTCTATCAGACCGCATACACCAGGATGCCGATTGCAAAGATTAATGATTTTGCAGTAGGAACCGTCCTGTGGAAATCCGGACACGTAGGTGTTTATATCGGCAAGGTTAATGGCGTCCCTATGTGTATTGAAGCAAAGGGCATTAACTATGGTACAGTCATGAGCAAGGTATCCGCGACAAAATGGGTATATGGCTTGACTTTTAAGAATATGGATTACACCTACGATGTAAAGGTACCGGGAACCTGGAAGGGAACCAACCCTTACACAGAGCCTACCATGACGGTAACCAGTAAGGCACAGGCAAGGAAGAAGAATATCAAGGTATTTATTTCCGCGGGTGAGGGTGTCAAGTGGATTCAGTGGGAACTCATGGAAGCCGGATTGCTGACAGAAGATGATATCGACGGTATCTGTGGTCGGAAGACCGTAGCAGCTATCATTAAATATCAGCAGTCTTGCAAGATTACTGCAGACGGACTGGCAGGAAAGACCACTCGGAAATACCTGGTAGCAGCATAAATATGATCACGGAGGTGTGCTTTTGCATACCTCCATTTGTTTTATGGAGGAACACAAATGGCAAAAGTAACAGTTGATACTATTCGTAATATTAAGGGAGCATCTCTTGAAAGAGCTCCGAAAAAACATACTTCTTCATCTTCTGTAACTCATGGTGGAGGTGGTGTGAGAAGAGATAATACGCTGGGAAGTAATACAAGCTCTTCTGGTAGCCCTTATCGTGGACCGTCAAATATTCCCCAAAATGGTGGAGGCACCATAAATAGTTCTACTGGTGGTAGTAGTGGATCTTCGAGCGGTTCGTCTGGAAGTTATTCATATTCCACTAGTGGGAATGCTGATGTTAATGGATTGTATCAGTCCATATATGGTCAACAGCTGTCACAGCAGCAGGCGGCACAACAGCAATTATCAGATCAGCTGAGAGCACAGCAGGAAGCCTATGAATCCAGGCTGAGAGAACAACAGGAAGCACAGAGAAAAGCTGCGCAGAATGCTTACAACAACAATATGTCAGCATTGGAATCTGCATATGCAAAACGATTATCAGGGCTTGACAGTAATTATGCGTCTACAAAAGATCAGTTAGCGTCATCTTATGGTAATTCCAGAACCAGTTTACAGCAGAACGAGGAGAATGCCCTGAGAGAAGCATATATCAATCGGATGATGAATGAGAAGAATTTGAGACAGCAATTGAATGCACAGGGACTTACTGGTGGTGCAAGTGAGAGTGCAATCGCATCCATGCTCAATAACTATGGCACATCCCGGAATAACATTCAGAATACTGCTGCTGATAATCTGAGAGAGTTGGAGCAGACATACAATAGCAATCTTGCAAGTGCACAGCAGAAATACAATGATGCTGTGAACTCTGCAAATGATTCTAACATGGCATACCGGATGCAGTTGGAGAATGACCTTGCAAATAATACAGTATCATCCTATCAGGATCTGTATAATGCTTTGGCCAACATGGACAGTACATATACGAATGCTATGAGTAATCTGATCAATAATCAGTCAAGTGCAAATGCTGATCTTCAGAACACGGCATTTAAGGCTATGCTTGAAAATGCAATGGCTCCGACCACATTATCGGTATCAGGATCCAGCAAGACAAGTGGATCCGGAAATAGCAGTAACACGTTGGTAAAGAGGGTAAAGAATATGCGTGACAATGGTTATGTTGCAGCGGATATTGCATCTTCACTGGCGCAGGAGGGATATACAATTCCACAGATTGAGCAGATGTTTGCAGAGGCAGGTATCGAATATTAGGAGAGTGAATAGGATATGGCAAGAGTAAATATTGACGGTAAAAATAATAAAGAATGGGATTCCAGACTGGTAGATGCTTATATGAAAAATCAGTCTAAGCAGAATAACAACAGAAGCACGGCACAGTCACGCTTGCCACAGAAACCTGATTATTCACTGGCATCGCAGGGGATCAAACAATCCTCTGCGACGTCTCGCTATGAATCCATCCCTAATTATAATATTGTAGAGAGAACATTCAGTCCGCGCAAGCAGTATGAGTATGAGGTAAAACAGTCGAGATTGCCGAAATATCAACAGGAGAAAAGCAATCAGATTGGAAGCACATTATCCCGCGCAGGAGTGACATCTGATGACTTGTCCACGTTATCTTCCGGCACAATGGGAAATTCTGTCTTTCAGGGATTGGATGTTCTCAATGGCTTAAAATCATGGAAACAGAAAAAGGAGATTGCACAGAAAGTTAAAGGTACCGGATTATCTATGTCGGATGTGTTGGACTATGCGCAGAGGCAGAACCGGGCAAAAGAGCAGGAACAGTCTGCTGATTTTGCCAATCAGCATAAAATCCTTGGGACTGCTGTCACGTTTCCGCTTAATGCTGCCGGTGGGATTTCAGGTGCTGTTGCAAATACTGCAGACTATCTAACTGGAAAACCTATTGATCCGAACAGCTATGCCAACAGTTATAGCAATATGTCGAATGCTATGAGAGGTGTGGTAAGTAATGATTTCGGTAAAGCAGGGCAGCTGTTATACAATGTCGGAACTTCCATCGGTGATAGTGCAACTGCTATGGCACTCGCAGGCGGTAATGCCGGTGTCGCTGGTGCATTGCAAGGTTTAAATTCCTACAATAACAGTATTATTGATACTGCAAACAGGGGATTGTCTCCGAATCAGATCATGGGTACCAGTGCGATTGCAGGACTGGCGGAGGGAGCCTTTGAAGCCCTACCTTTGCAGGCATTAAAGGGTATATTTACAGGCAATGTATCGAAAGAGGCAGGAAAAGGAATTATTAAATCTGTGCTAAGCCAGATGGCTAATGAGGGTGCCAGTGAGATGACAACCGAAGGAATTGACCAGGTTGCTGATATTCTGATTAACGGTGGTTTGTCCAATTATGCACAATCCGTGGACCAGTATCAGAAGCAGGGTATGTCAGAAAGTGAGGCAGAGAAACAGGCTGTAATTGATATTTTTAAGCAGGTAGGATACTCCGGTCTTGCCGGTGCTGTCTCCGGTGGTATCATGGGTGGTGGTACTGCGCTTGCTGGCAAAGTTGTCGGTAATCGTAATGCCCGATTAAATGCACAAAATGAAATGAGTTTGACCGAAGCTCCTGGCATGGGTCCTTTACCCACCGCAGCTAATCACGTAACCACACAGGCAGGTGCACCTACCAACAGTGTGAGTGATGTGTCAAACTCATTAGATAATGGAGCCTATCATGTGCCTAGTGCCACTGATACATCAAGTCCTTTGGCTAACGTCCAAAACGTGCATGAAAATAACTCCGTTGGAACTAATATAGTGGAAAACTCTCAGAATGTCAATAATTCTGATGGATTTCAGCCTACCCACTATGAAAAAGGAAATGGAGTTGATCCGTTTTCTGATTTGATGGCAGATAATCTTACTTCTGCCAAGGGAGTGACCAGCCGGGACAAGTCATTTTCTGATTTCGTAAAAGAGTCATTATCTGGGGATGGTAAAAGTGGGAATAAAAACTATTATCTTGGAAAGGTATCTGAGGAACTAGCGGCAGATATATTTAAAAAGACAGGTATTGATGTAGAAAATTATAACATTCAAATGTCAAGTGATAATATACGGCATGTATACAAAGATCACAGCGATGTTAAAACAGAAACGGGAAGAAATCAAATCCCTTTGGACGCAGAATTGATTGCGAAGCTTCCACAAGTATTTGACAATCCAGATGAGATCAGTTTCTCTTCAAACCCTGATACCAGAGGGCGCAGGGTAATGATGTTTGAAAAAAGAATCAATGGGAAAATAATTGTTGCCGAAGCTATTGGCGCAGGAAAGCATAGGCTATCTTTGGATACGATGTATATTAAAGATAGCCACCCTGTAGAGGCTGCTGCAACTAATGTTGCCACACCCCAACGCCCTAAGCGATCTACAGGGAAGGCTACTGATGTTAATATACCCAATTCTGCTGAAAATGTCAACGTAACCCAGTATAATTCACAGAAAATTGAAGGATTCAACGATCTGGACAAAGCATTGGATCGTTTGGTTGGAATGTACAATGGGAATGAAAATACTGCTTCCATGTATGCGGAGATGAAATCGGCAATCAACGAGTACCTTCAGACAGGAAATCAGAGTGCCATCGACAAGGCTGTGACACTGGCCGCAGAGATCGACGACAGTATGAAGGGACATTCCTATACCCGGAAGGGAAGCGGTAAGGGCACTGCAAAGTCTCAGAATAACCGTGTGACAACCTCTTTCACAGAGGGAGAGTTTGTTGATACTCTGATGTCGTATGGAAAGTATTTGCGGGATGCGGCAAAGAAGAGCACGGCATATGTGAATCAGCAGAGCAATACGGCTCCTGTACAGAATGTACAACAGAGCGTTGAACAGAACAACATGCAGATGCAGCAGAACACAGATCAGACCGGAAATCAGCGTATGCGGAGTTACAATGACACACTTGTCAATAAGACGGATGCACCGCAGGCGTTGAAAAATGAATTTATTGCCAATCCGGATATGTATACACAGTTGAGCAATGCGGATACCAAAGCAAAAGCTGATGCGATTCTTGCCAGCGGTAACATTGATTCTGCCATTGTTCAGTTCCGACAGATGATCGATGGAACCAAAAAGGATCCTGCGGCGGTTCCTCTGGGATATAATATCGCAAAAGAACTGACCAATGCAGGAAGAGTGGATGAAGCTGTGCAGATTGTAAGAGACATGAGTAAGGCTCTGACAGAATCCGGACAGTTCTCCCAAGCAGCAGCAATCACGATGCTGAATAATGATCCGCAGGCGGCCATGCGTTATCTAGTCCGTGAGATTGACAGCATGAATGAAGCCGGGCAGAAGAAATTCAAGGATAAGTGGCAGAATTTCGAGATGACCGACAGCGAGGTGAAACAGTTTGCGGATATTGATCCTGGGGATACGGATGCTATTAAGGCGGCATATGAGAATGTGTATGATCGTCTGCGTAAGGAATATCCTGTCACGATGACTGAGAAACTCATGGAACTGCGTAGAGTATCTATGTTGCTGAATGCGCGGACAAATGTAAGAAACGTCGTCTCTAACGCATTTATGATGCCTGTAAGATGGACTGCTGACAGAGTTACAGCACTGGGAGAGGGCGCATATAAACTTATTCACCCGGAGTATCAGAGTACTCAATCTGCTAATCCGGTTGCTTCTAAGGAATCCAGGAAGCTTGCATCTGAAGCATTTGAAACTGTGAGAGAAGAACTGTTGGGAGACAACAAGTATAATGATGCGCAGGGAGCTATCAGGGATAAGCAGATATTCAAGGGCAGTAAGTTCTCGGAGATGTTCGACAATCTTACAAATGGTGCATTGACGAGGGCAAATCAGGCTATGGGAAAGGATGTATCTCCTTCACTCATGGAGACAGCTAGGAACTTTACATATTATCTTCTGGAAAAAGGAGATGATGTGTTTGTAAAAAAGAACTTTGAATCTCGTATGGCTTCCTATTTGGAAGCACAGGGGATCACAGATCTCGAAAGTATTCCGGCAGATGCCTATACCCTTGCAACACAGGAAGCGTACAAAGCAACATTTAAAGATGATACGAAGTTAGCAACCATTCTGAGTGATGTTAGACGGACGCTTGGTGTTCCAGGTGACATTGTGATGCCTTTTACAAAAACACCTGCTAACATTGCCATGAGGGGTATTGATTATAGTCCTGTTGGTGTTGCGAATGCATTGGTAAAATTAAAAAATGCTAAGAGTAATGTGGAGGTATCAAATGCCCTTACTCTTTTAGGACAGGGAGCAACTGGAACTGCAGCTATTGCGGTGGGATATGCACTGGCACAGTCAGGTGTCATCCAGGGTGCACTGTCAGATGATAAGGATGAGGCGCAGTGGGAAAAATCTCATGGCAAACTGGCATATTCTGTCAAGGTAGGAGATAAGAGTGAAAAATAAAGTAGATTTTTGGGCGCACTTATATAAGGGTTCATAAAAC